TTCTCTGGCTTCCTTTGCTTTTTCCATCAATTGGTTTGTGGCCAACTGACCACGAACTGCTTGAAGGGTAGGAGCCAGGTGCTCAACAATGATGGCAGGATTGATCTGTTTAAGACCATAATCCGCAAGAAACTGCTGCTGAGCTACCTCAAGAGCTGCCTCAATTTCGGCTGGATTGGCTGCCTGGCTAGGAGCAATAAAGCGTCCATCAGGTAAAGGAACAACTGGTTCAATTCCTTCCCTAAAAGAAGAAAAGAACGCCATAGCTTTGGATGCAGCCTTCTTGGCAGTACCAACAGCCTGGCCGTATGCCCTCCATCCAGAGATGGCTTGGCTCTTGTTGCGGAACTCTTCAGCAACAGCAATCTGCCCCTGATTTTCCAGAGTACTAGCAACAGAGTTATCAGCCTCAGCAGACTCCTTCAGAATCAAGGAATCACGCCGATGCTTTTCCAGGAACTCTGGCTTTAGTTCAGCAGTACCATTGATAACGTCTGCCAAACCAAGAGCATACTGTTCTTCGTTCTTGCGCTTGACAGTACTCTGGACAAACTCATTAAGAGTGCCACTGAATTGAGTCAGGGCCTGAATGTCAGTCTCAAGGTTACGAGCAAACTGACGTTCTTGAAGATTCAGGATCTCCTTGTACTTGCCAACATCCCGCTGTCCTGACTCAAGGATCTGTTGGCTAGGATCATAGACACGTCCAGGTCGAAACTCACCACCCTGCTGGTAGCCAGTCAGATTGATGCGCTCTCCTTTGGGTTCATAGATACTCATCTTGATCCTCCAGAAGACTTAGTGGAAGCAGGCTTATCATATTTATTTCCACCACCAATAAGCGCTCCTGGAGCTTTACTTGAAGTGTAACTACCAATGCCACCGAGAATACCACCACCAATGCCCGCCACCAGCGATCCAGCACTGACAGGAGCCTTGACTGGAGCAGGACCCTTAGATGGTTCAAGCATTCTCTGACTAGCAGCCAGGAGATCAGAAGACTTCTGCTCAAGGAAGATGCTTTCCAAACCAAGAACGGATTCAGTTGTAGCGTAGCCTAGGTTAGTTCCTAGGTTGGCTAGGTCCCTACCATACTCTCGTTGAGCATCGTTGATCATAAGACCAATTGATTGACCTGTACGACCAGCAGCAAGGGCTTGACCCTGGGCCTGCATCCGCTGAACAAAGAGCACCTGAGCTTGTTGGGCAGCCTTATCGTACTCACCCTTGAGCTTCAGTTGTTCCCGCTCATAGCCTCGGTTGGCAGCTAGGCGGTTCTGTTCGATCTGTTGATTGTAGGCCTGTTGAGATGCCTCATATGCCCGCATATTAACGGCATACTCGTAATCTCTGGCTCGAATAGCGTTTTGATATTCGTACTCTGCTTGCTGTTGCTGGGCAGAATACGAAGCGATAGATCCAACGGCAGTAGAAGCAGCAGAAGCGATTGCTCCAACTACTGCCCATTCAACTCCGGTACACATGATGTTAGTTTGGCAAATTCAACATAAGTTAATTGTTGTGGTCCGACACTGACATACGAAAGCTTCTTGAATCCAAGCATGTGGAGAAGTTTCATGTGCATTCGGTTCCGTGGATCAGCGATGTTATGAAGCATCGTAAAGGAGGTCTGTTGATCGACCCATTTTTTTGCCTCCTTAAAGAATAGTTTTGGGTAGGGGCGAACATCGGGTGTGGTTAACATCCAGATAGCTCCACAAAGGGCATCTGTTCTGGATACCCCCGCTACCCCGCAAATCATACCATCTGGATTCCAGAAGGTAACGGCAGACTCGGAAGCCATGACAGAATAAGGAAGGGCCTCAAGCGGGTTAAGCCCGAGACCCTCAATTTCCTGCTTATCTTCTGGTTGCAGGTTTTCAGCAACATACAGCGCGTCAAGCCTACTGGCCGGATGGATCAGTTGCTTACAAATCATAGGGCTTTAATGCCTTTGTTATTGTAGGTGCCTTCCCATGTCAAGCTAACAAGAGCAAGGGGGAAGGGGCTGCTGCAGTTGAGTTGAAGCTCAACATACTTACCTGATGCCATCACTGGAATAATGTTTTCAGCAGAACGAAGCATGGGTGGTTCGTTAAACTCACTGACATCACCAGTAATCTGAGGCAGTTCAAGGGTAAAGGTGTTACGTCCAATGACATCCAACACGGAGGTAAACGGTCCAGAGTTATGACTATAGACTCGTACCCGGTGAATGGTTGGGATGTTCATGTTGTCCGAAACCTTGTCTCTGACCAAGTAGAAGTTTGGCAGCAGGCTGGTTGCGTCGATCTGGTAACCAAGAGCAAACTGTTGAGTGGTCTGATCACCATCCAGCTCCACATAGTACTTCTGTCCTGCTGGAGCAGCAGCGTTGTATTGCATCGTTGGATACTCTACAGCACCAGCGTTTGTGGGGGTGGTGGTAACGACACATGGTTGAGCAGAAGCGATGTCAACATTCTCCTTGAAGAAAACCTTGGTCACTTCATTCACCGAGTCATAGGTCTTGCTGGGGTTGTAGTCAACAAGATCCAATCGAAGGTCAATGTACTCATTCTCAAACTCAATGGCTCCACCAGGACTCTCAGCCAGCAACAGCATACTACCAAGCACCGGACCGTTGTCGGCTTGGATAACAAAGAATACCTCGTCCTCACTGAAGGCAACGATATTCAACGCTGCTGGAAACTTCCACTTGAACCAGGAAGCAAGCTGCCGCTCATCTCCTTGGGTATAATACCTGAAGAGGTACACAGCATCAGGTTCTTGGATGGATCGAATACCAAACACCGAAGCACTAAGGCTATTTCTAAACTCCACAATTCCGGTAGGAATATAGGAAGGAATTACCTTTGTAAGCTGTGTGCTCTGAGGCTGCTGGTTTCTGGCAACCTGAATCTCCGTAACCAAGCTTGAGGTTGGGTTCTCCTCAATAAAGGCAATGGTTGCTCCAAGGTCAACAGGATTAATGGAGATCGATTGACTGTAGTTGGAGATAAGGTTAAGCTCAGCAGTAGAGGCCGAGAAGGCTTCTGAGTTGGTCTGAAGAATGTACTGCGAGTTATCCGCAAACACAATCAAACCATCGGCTTGCTGAATCCCATGACGGAACTGTGTGTTGACAGTGGAACCGGCTGAAATATCAATCGGATCGTTGGCAACAAGCGTGATAACCGTTGAAGCAAAGAAGTTCAGGTAGTCCCCCGCCTGTGAGCAGATAATGTTGGACTCACTCATCAACACCAGGCGGTTCTTAAAGAACGAAATGCCTGAGATGGGGAATCCTACAAAGCTAGGATTAGGGTTGGTTTCCAGGTCTCCAACGGCACGATTTGCCCAGAACTGGGTGGCCCAACTGGTTCCTGAAATTGTAGCACTACCAACGGTTGTGATCTGAAAGACATCACCCTCGTTGTTGCTGACACTGTTCGTGGCTGTGTAGCCTTGTCCAGCACGAGCAATTCGAATGCCAGTGATCTGACGGTTGGCGTTAACGGAGGTGACTTCAAGGCGCAGGTTGATTCCTGATCCACCATAGACAGCAAAGGATTGACCTATGCTCCACCGAGCATTTCCAACAGAAGTGATGCTCACTGCCGTAGGAATGCCAGTAACAGTTGTGGAAGTCACAAAGGCTGCCGCAGCAGATGCGCTCAGTTCCCTAAAGGTATACGAACCGTTGGCCTCTTTGATAAGAGCGTGAGGCATGGTTGTTGGATTCAAACCAACAGACACACCAGGGGCGATTGTTTCTTCCCAGACACCAGCGCCTTTGGATCCACCGTTACTTGTTACAAACTTGACATAATAGTCATCGCCTGTGGAGTTATTGTCCGCAGCAATCTGGATAACCTCTCCATTAAGGAACTGCTTTGGAAGATCCTGAGGACCATCAACCGTTCCCTTGTAAGCAATGATGCCAGTTCCAGACAGGCCACCCTTTGCCTCAATAGAAAAGTCTGCGTTGTTGACACGCTTGACATGGATAGCATTACCAATGCCAGTCGCAGTATAAATACCACCAGCGTTGATGGCACTTACCAGGCCAGCAATGATTGTATCCGCGTTGAGCGAGCTACCAGAGGTGGTAGGGGTGTTGTATGAATACGTTGTCGTATCAAGCGTGATCTTGTACGTCGTGTCATAAGCAACACTGGTCAGGACCGCATAGCCAAAAGGAATCTGAGTACTAGATAACGTAGCAGAAGCTGCAACATTAACAGTCCTATTAAGAAAGAAAACGTAATCATTAATCTGAAGGATGTCCAGATCGCTCTGCTTGGTGTGTGTTGCGTAGGTCTGAGCAGTACCAGACAAGGCGTTAAGCGTCTGCTGAATGCCGCTCTGAGCATCCCACAGCCTTACCGTACCATTAAATCCGACCTGCATCAAAAGCTTATCATTCTGGCCCTTTGAGATGAGGAACCAAGTACCACCTGCCACGCTGTTGTCCAGCTTACGAGTCAGACGAATGCCAGGCCTCTTAAGCAAACCAAACGTTGGATCAGGATAGTAGTTAGTGCATTCACGGAGCTGACCAGGAAGCTTCAAGGAGTCTGGTTGCTGCGATACACCACCAATCAGACCAATAACTTTCTGAGATACAGCAGCCATGATTACCTAGCAATAGCACGAAATGGGGTGTAACTGATGTAGAAGTTCTGACCTGTTTCCAGACCAAAGATGTTTGCCTCTGAGGTGTTGGTATCGTAGGCAATACAGTTCGCCCTGAGAACCCCCTCGTCGTTGGCATTAAAGGAGACCATCTCCTGAGACCCTAGGATTCTACCAGCAAGAACGCGGGTAGCCCTCTGGGTGATGTAATTCTTAAAGACCTGAGGCAGATCCTCAAAGTCGAACTTCCATACAATATCACACTTGATGGTGGATCCAGCAGGGAAGGTGTAGGTGTGGTTTACCTTGTCGTACAGCTTACCATCACGCAATACGGTCTGGTATTTCTGATTGTTGGCAAACTTGTTATCTGAAATCTGAAGGACGTTGGTGGGAACAAAGATGTTACCATTCACATCAGCAGTCAGAGGATATTGAACTTCGGTATTGAAGTGCCATCCTTCGCCTTGGATCTCTGTGTTGACTGCTTCGAGTACATTCAGAGCAATAGCGATTTCAGGGTTAGCGACATCAAGGCTGACCACAGGAGCCTGCCCGATGCCAGAGAGCATCTGGTTGATTGCTTGGAGTTGAGTCGTCATGGTTGTCGGGCAGGACTATAAAAAAAAAGGAGGCCCCCGTAGAGACCTCCTAACCTATTCCAAATTTTCTCCA